GTAAAATCAGGCTGGTTAGAGCACTGATTAAAGGTGAGCTCACGACCGATAATAATCGTTCGATGGCTCATCTCATGTCTACCAGGCAGATGCCATATATGGGAACTGCCAGGGAGAAGAAATCGCTCGAGTCATTCAAAAGAGTGCTCGAGAGCGATGTCAAGCTGGACGCCGATCATGTATCCATGATAAGGGCGGCAGCCCGGAGAATTGGTGGAATATGCTATAGCATTAATCCCCACTCTATAACCGACAACGCAGTCCACATATCTGTGACTGATGGCGGTGAAGCGGATCATTCCCTTAATAAAGGTGGAAGCCCCGCTGCTGTGCTGGAATCACTCAAGAAATATCTTGCAGCTGTTCCAGCAGATGACCACATGGAAGAGACACCTTTTGGTGTCGCACGCCACTGTCGTGGAGTGCCCTTGTGGAAGACTCTTTTCCGATCGCCCGTGGAAACGGATGATCTGAAGGAGGATACGCTGTTCGATCCGATTACAATAGTTTCGGAATTCGAAACAGCTTACAAGGGGATGGATGCCATACTTGGCAAACAGCTCCTTTATACTGCCTGGAAGGAGGCGATAGCCTACTCCGTGATCAGTAGAACGGAAATTGTCCCAGAGATGGGAGACAAGGCCCGTTGTATCACATGCCAGCCCTGGTGGGTTAACGTATGTGAGCAACCATTCTCACACATCCTATTGGAGGCTGTGAGGTGGCATCCGTGCGTCTGGTCGAGCTTTACTAAGTCTGATCAGAACTGGCACGCTACCGTAGCGTTATCGAAGACGGAACACCGTCCTAACGACTACGTATTGAGTAGTGACCTAAAGGACGCTACCAATGCTATCCCTTTCGAGATCCAACAGGCGCTCGTTGAGGGATTCATGCAGGGGTACGGAATACCGTTCACACCTTACATGCAATTTATCATCGACCGATTTATCGGTCCGAGGATAATAACCATCCGCGACGACACTATAGTGTCTAAGCGGGGGGTAATGATGGGCGAAGCGATAGCGAAACCCATCCTTACGCTCCTGAATCTATCGATCGAAGAGCTTGCCTACTTGGAGTATACGGATATTTCCATTCTCACAAGCAGTAAACCGGCACCCAGTAATAACTGGAGAACGGTTCACATCGGTGGTGACGACCATATCGCACACGGTCCGATGGAATACCTGGACTTAATTACCTATAGGCATTTAAAGTCAGGCAGTATGTTGGACTTACACAAACATGGGTATTCCAACAGAATCGTCAAATATACTGAGAAGTTAATATTTGTCGATCATCTCAACAACACGACCCCATCGGAGCGTATAGCTGAGAATAGCTTTGACACGTCCATTATCGTGGACACGGTCAAAGTTAGACTCCTTGAACCTGGTCAATCGACCATGATGTCGAAGGATAATGGTAACCCTGCTATCGGCAAGGCCCATCAACTCATGAACACCTTGAAATATCTCGGTGATCGTGAGTTCAAGTACATGGTCCGGAACCTCTTTATTAAGAGAATGGGCGAGTACTTACCAAAAGCCAGGAAATATCCACGGCTTTTCTTCCAAGCATTACTGCCCCAGAAGCTGGGGGGTCTTGACTTGGCCTTCGGTGATGAACTGGACTACTGTCTGG